GAAAATACTGATATTTTTGTTAAAAAACAGTTAAAAAAATTAAAAGAATGTATAGATTTAATACAAGCTGATCTTCCATTATGTACTCCTAAAGAGTTATGGATGAACCCAACAAAGTATGCTTATTACAAAAATCTTACTAACAAAAGAGCAACTAAATTATATGATACTGCAGCTGATGCTAATACACAAATGATTCAAGATGGTAATAAAGGTAAAGTGATTACACGCATGGCTGAACCTACTTTTTGTAAATATTGCGATGCACGACCTATATGCATGCAAGCAGAAGGTTATATTAACCAAGGTATTTTAAAATTATGAATACAGATTATGATTGGCATGCAGAAATGTCAATACGACAATCAGAAGTTGTGAAAACATTTGAAAAAAATGGATGGGTCATCACAGGAATAAATGAAAAACAAGAAGTAACATTAGCAAATGACAATGTGGAGGATAAACGGGTAAATCGTAAAGCTCGTGTATCACGCACACCATATTAAGGAGACACCATGGATAAGTACCAAAACTTGCCTTTCCATCCAACAATGGAAAAAGTAGTGGATATATTGCGTAAGAAAACGCAAAATGAAAATCCGATATTTTTTAGATTAGTGGTGTCATATTTTTTTTCTAAAATTGCATCAATGATGAGAGTACATGTAGCACTTAGTGATGATCAAGTAATTCCAGTTAACATGTATGCAATTAACCTGGCGCCATCAGGTAGTGGCAAAGGACATTCAATAACAATTATTGAAGAAGAAATTATAAGTGCATTTCGACAAAGATTTTTAGAAGAAACATTTCCAAAAGTTGCAAATAAACGGCTTACAAAGTTAGCAAATAAACGTGCAATAAGAGATGGCACAGATCCTGATATGGAATTGGAACGCGCGAAATTAGAATTTGAAGAACAAGGTACTTTATTATTTTCTTTTGACTCTGGAACATCAGCAGCTATTAAGCAAATGAGAACTAAACTCTTAATGGCTGGTGCAGGATCCATGAATTTAGAGATAGATGAGATTGGGTCTAATATGACAGGTAATACAGATGTATTGAATAATTACCTTGAATTATTTGATGCCGGTAGAATTAAACAAAAATTAGTAAAAAATACTCGAGAAAATATACGTTCAGAAGATCTATTTGGGCCAACACCAACAAATATGTTGTTATTTGGTACACCAACAAAATTATTGAATGGATCTAAAATAGAAGATGAATTTTATGAAATGTTAGAAATAGGATATGCAAGACGTTGCTTCTTTGGCTTTTCACGTTACAGACAAGCCAAACAAGGACAAACAGCACAAGATATGTATGACTTATATCATGATACAAAAACTACAAAGTATCTTATGACATTAAATGATAAATTCGGACTGCTTTCAGATCCAGCTGCTTTTAATCAAGTACTTAAAATGAAACAAGATGTTCTATTAGCATTGTATAACTATAGAATAGACTGTCAGCATTATGCTGATTCATTGTCAGAATACGATGAATTACGTAAATCAGAAATTAGTCATAGATACTTCAAAGTAGCAAAGCTTGCTGCGGTATATGCTTATATTGATAAAGCAATATATATAACAATGGATAATTTAAATAATGCTATAGCAATGGCAGAAGAATCAGGACAGGCATTTAAACAAATATTAAATAGAGATAAAGCATATGTTAAGCTCGCTAATTATATCTGTACTATTAATAAAGAGCTTACACAAGCAGATTTAACAGAAGACTTACCCTTTTACAAAGGTACTGAGCAGTCTAAGCGAGAAATGCTTAATCTAGCTATTGCTCACGGTTATAAACAAGGTATGTATATTCGTAAAGAAATGGTTGATGGAATTCAGTTCTTAAGCGGTAAAAAAGTACAAGAAACCGATATAAAGAAAATTATTGTAGCTTATGGTACAAAAATTACGGAAGGTTATAGATCAGAAACTTGTGGTTTCGACAAAATGCACAAACTTGTATGTCGACCAGGGTTTCATTGGGTAAGCCATCACTTAAACAAAGGTTATAGAGATGAAGTTCATTGTATACCAGGCGCAAATATTATTGTACTTGATGTAGAAGATAGTGTAGATATCTCTACTGCTAAATTTTTATTGAAAGATTACACTTGGTTGTTACATACAACAAAACGTCATACACAAGAAAATAATCGTTTTCGAATGATTCTTCCATTAAGTCATCATGTGGAGTTAGAAACACAAGATTTCAAGGAATTCATGAAGAATATTTTTGATTGGCTGCCGTTTTCAGTGGACGATCAAACAGGCCAAAGATCACGTAAGTGGTTAACAGCAAAGGGAAAGCATTGTTATAATAAAGGTCTTCTTTTGGATACATTGCAATTTGTGCCTAAAACTAAAAAAGCAGACGAACATAAAAAAATTATTGCAGGCCAAACTAATCTCACAAATCTTGAACGTTGGTTTGTTAATAATTCCTCAGCTGGTAATAGAAACAACCAACTACGTAATTACGCTTGGATGTTAATAGATATGGGCTATAACATTGATGACCTTTCTATGAAAGTTAAAGAACTTAATAGTAAATTAAATTCCCCATTGGAAGAAGCAGAAATTATGTCTACTATTATCGTTTCAGCAACTAAACGAATACAACAACGAAAGGTATAAATTATGTCAATTAATAATTCATTGGTTTTACTTGTAGGTAAATCTGCTAGTGGTAAATCAGCTAGCTTACGTAACTTAAAAAACCCCAAAGAAATTATTTTTTTAAACTGTGAAGCAGGGAAAGAACTTCCATTTGCATCAAAATTTAGACAATTGGTTATTACAGATCCAGAAAAACAAATATTTGCAGCCTTTAGAGAGGCTGAAAAACACCCTAAAATTCATACAATTATTATAGATACAATAACATTTATGATGGATATGTACGAAACAGAAAAAATTGTTCCTGTTGAAGATCGTAGAGCAGCCTGGGGTAATTATGCACAATTTTTTAAAAAATTAATGAATAATTATGTAGCAAAGTCAACAAAAAATGTCATTATGCTAGCACATACAATGGATTTATTGAATGAATCCGAAGGTGTTATGGAAACCCTTGTAAAAGTAAAAGGTAGCTTAATGAATCAAGGTATTGAATCTTATTTTTGTAATGTAGTATCTTGTAAAAAAATGGCACTTACAAAATTAGAAGCTTATGCTAACCCACATCTTATTATTACACCTGAAGAAAAGTTATTAGGGTTTAAATATGTGTACCAAACAAAATTAACTAAAGAAACAATACATGAACGTATACGTGGACCTTTAGGTATGTGGGACACAAAAGAAACCTTTATTGATAACGACGCACAATTTTTATTAGATCAACTGCAATCTTATTACAACTGAGGTAATTATAATGGCACTTTTGCTACGTAAAGCATGTCAAGAAATTCTTGATCATGAAGATTTAAATGCATTTCATGCTGATATTCATACAACTACTAAACAACTTACACTTTTTACAGTATGCGGTAAACCATTCGCACCAGTACACGGTGTAAGATTCGGTAAAATGTCGCCCACTAAAGCTGAAATAGATTTTGCTACAGAACTTTTATCTAGTTGGTTACATCGCAATCAACTTGCTATTGATACATATATAGATGGATTGGAAAAACTTCAATTACTAGGTAAACCTGCAATAGAGATTGATATTGATAATGCAAATATCCAAATAACTACAGCAAGTAGTTGTGTACGAAATCTACTAACGAATACATATGATACTATATTAATGCCTACTGGATTTAACCTTAATTACAATGATAATGTATTTAAATTTAATGCAGATGGATTACTTATGAGTGTTGTATTTTCCAAGGGTGTCGAAGGATCCTGGACTACTGCTATGAAAATACCTGCAAAAATTTTAAACGCTGCTCAAAATCATTTATATGATCGTATAGTTTACGGAAAGTTGGAAAATTCTGTAAATTTAGTCTTGTCAGAGCTTAATTCTTGCACTGACTAATTTCCATTATTACTACCACCATAACTAAAAAAAGGAACGCAATATATGTCTATACAAGGACTCGCTATTGATTCAGATATTGAATCTACCAACACAGATACACTTGGCGGAAGCTTCGTTAAATCAACTGGTCTGTACCCTGTAGTTGTAGACACCGCTTACTTGGGTAAATCCCAAGGTGGAGCAATGTCACTTAATCTTGCACTAAAAGTAGCTAATGAAAGAACTATTATCAGGCAAACTCTATGGGTTACTTCAGGTGATGCAAAAGGTAACAAAAACTACTACACCACAAAAGATAATAAGAAGCGGTTACTTCCTGGCATGATTCAAGCAGATCAAATTGCTATGATCTTGACAGGTAAAAACATGGCTTCTTTAACAGTAGAAAAGAAAACAATCAAACTGTGGGATTATACAGCTCAGGCTGAAAAGCCAACTGAAGTTGACGCTCTTACAGAAATGATTGGGCAATCAATGCTAATTGGAGTACATAAAGTACGTACTAACAAAGTAAAAAAAGACTCCAATGGTAAGTATGTTAATCAAACTGAAGAAAGACTTTTCAATGAAATTGACAAACTCTTTTATCCTGATGGCTTTTCTGTAACAGAAAAAGCTGCAGAAGCTGAACAACCTCTGTTTCATAAGAAATGGGATGAAGAATATAGTGAAGATTATGTGAATGACAGATACAAAGAAGTTACTGACACCACAGATGATGATTCTTTGCCTAATACAGACTCTACAAGCACAGATTCATTGTTTACAGAAGATGAATGATGCATTCAAAAGTCTATTTGGGTATTGATCCTGGATCACGTGGAGCTATTTGTTTTTTAGATTCAATGTCCGGCGATACAAAATTCCTTCCAACACCAGGGGTGTTTTCAACACCCCTGGAATGTTGGAAGGCCATGAAAAATATTCTTGGTAATAATATTATAATTGCAGCAGCTATTGAAGATGTTCATTCAATTTTTGGAATGAGCGCTAAAAGTAACTTTATGTTTGGTTATTATGTAGGACAAGCCAGAGCTGTTGCAAATATAGCTGATGTAACACTTGAGCTAGTACAACCTAAAGTTTGGCAACAAGCTATAGGCGCACCTCGTAGTAAAGATGTAGGAGGCTCTGCAGGGCTCAAGAGAGCCATAGGAGACATAGCCAAAGGGCTTTATCCAAATGCTAGCTTATATGGCCCTAGAGGCGGTCTCATGGATGGAAGATCAGATGCTTTAATGATTGCTGAATACCTTCAAATGAAACAGAAGGAGAATTAAAATGAGACATAGAAGACGTAGTTTTAAGCGTCGATCTTTTAGGGGAGATGAAATCGGAACCCCAAAATATAAAGATGATGACATTATTGGATCATTTACAATTCTTAGATGGATGGGCCATTCTCTTATTAATAAGAGAAATAATCGTATTATGGCGAAACCCCAACATTGGTATCGTTGTAAATGTAAATGTGGCCAAGAAGAAAGTCGGAGCCAACAGGAACTGACTGACACACGTAGACAACAAAAATGCTTTGTTTGCAGAACAAAAGAGGAATAAAAGTATGAGAATACATCTTGACGAAAATGAAATTATACAAGCTCTCAAGGAATTTATTGAAGCTATGGGAATTCCACTAGGCGGTAAAAACGTAGAAGTACATTTAGTTGCCGGCCGTGGAGCTAATGGACAACATAAAGCACAAGTTGAAATATCACAACAAGAATCTGCTGAAGTTGCCGAAGAAACCACTAGTACAGTGGATGAAGAGCAACCAGCAATCCTCTTCGATCGTGAAGAGGAAGATTAGCCTTTAATGAGGCTTTAACTACTGAGGTAAGTACAATGTTAGATATGATTAAACTCACTATAGGCATTGTTGCTGTTACTGTATTAGTACTTGCAATACCAGTATTTGCTTGGGTACTCGGCTGTGGACTTGCCTTGGTAGTTCTTTTTTTTCTTATTAATGAATATAAAGAGGCTGAAAATGTCAAACAAAAAGAAAAGTTATGAAGAACTTGTTGATGAAAATGTAAAGCTTGCAAAAATAGTATTGACACAAACAACATGGATTAAAAGTATTAATGATCATTATCAACATATACAAGCCATTCAGTTGTTAATAATAAATAGCCTTACTGAAGCTCAAAAAGATTTTACTAATTATTTTGAAAATGTTGCCAATCAACAAAAAAATTTGTTAGAAATAAATGACAATATTGAACAAGGTCAACCACAATCTGAAAATACAACAAAATGAATTTTGCATCAAATATAATTACAGATATGGTTAATCCAGAATATGAAATGTTTCATAGTAAAGGTTACCCACCAAATCAAATTAAGATTATAACGGCACGTGAACCAAGCGATATTACTCGTATTAGTTTAGCTAGAATTACAGAATATTTAATGGAATTCGTTAAATCAAACGAATTCACACACCATCGTACAGATACATTATTAATGAGCGATGGAAGTACGTGTGGTATAGATGAAAACTCTCTTATTGTTAGAATTGGATACAATGATGCGCCTGATCGTGTGATGACATTTCAACTATCACTTAATGAAGCTAGCCTTAACTTAAATTAAGGAAAAAACTATGGATAAACGTACTATTATTACACGATTACGCGACATATCAAGTAATGCAATAGATACTGCAGCAGCTGTTCAAGTATGTACTGAAGCAGCAAATGCTCTTGTATCTATTTTACAATTACAACGATATTCAGCAACTGAATTTGTTTCTAATACTCAAAATGTAAGAATGGTACCTTCAAGAACTGGTGAAGTTCTTATTCATCAGGAAGTTAAGGAGATAATTGATAATGCTTGATTATAGAACATTACAAGAACGTCTTACTTTGAAATTTATTGAATATCAATGGCGTTTAGATACACCTATGCCAACTGTATATGAATCTGAAGCAATGAAAGTTGCTAAATATCATACTAATCCAATTTTTCATGCAAGAGTGGATACACTTGTTGCAGGAATATTACATATAGTACAAAATTGTCCTGAAGATATTAGAGAACTTAAACCCGAATTTAAATCAAATCAAATATGCGAAGAACATAATTGTTTTCCTTGTATGAAATGTGGTATTAAGCATTTTAAAAATTGCTCGTGCATATTTTGTAAGGAATATTATGAATAAATTAGAAGAAAATTATCGCTATGAATTAGTACAAGTTGCCGCGGTAGCTGTAGCTGCTATTCAAAATTTTGATACAGGAGATAGCAGTTTATTTAATATTTCTTCAATTTTTGATGAAATATTAAAAGAACGAAAACATCAAATTACTAAGTTTGGTATAAATAATAGACATCCATTTGCATGGAATACAATTCTTGGTGAAGAATATGGAGAAGTATGTGAAGCTTCATTATTAATGGAATTTGGTGCTGATGAACAAGGTTTTTCACTATTTTCAGAAAAAATATCGTGAATATGTGGATAACAATTTGCATCCTATCATTGGTATTTTTAATAATGTATTGTTCTTTTTGGACATGGTGGGTTTATTCTCACTATTTTCCCCTTAAAAAAAAAATGAATAATTTAAAGTATAAAAACGAAATATGTGAAAATGCTTATTCTTTAAATTGTAATACCATTTTGAAATTAAGACGTGAAAATAAAATGTTAGAAGATACAATTAAAATATTTAATGTAGGACAAAATAATGGATAAAAAACTTGACACATCGTTATATTTCAAACAAGGTAGCGCAGATAAAATTTACATAGTATCGCTTATCAATATAGAAACTGATAGTTGGGTTGTACAATATAGTTACGGCCGTAGAGGTAAACCGTTACAAAGTGGAAGTAAAACACCTAAACCATTAGATTATCTTAGTGCTCTTACAATATATGATAAGTTAGTACGCAGTAAAGAAGCCAAAGGCTACATACAAAATAATGGTGTTAATTCTGTAAAAGTAGACCCACTTGCAGGTGAAAGAACTGGGTGGTTACCACAACTTTTAAACCCAATTAAAGAAAAAGATCTTATAGAAGTATTTGCTAAATTTGCACCAAATCTTTATGTTCAACAAAAACATGATGGAGAACGTCGAGGTATAATTTTTAAAGAAAATAAAATTATACCAGCAAATCGTAAAGGGTTACGTACTGAAATAAATGAAAATATCAAAGCAGAATTAGTGCACTTACATAGTATAAGTTCTTGGTTAGGAGTATTTGATACAGAAGATATGAGTAACCATGTAGTTCTCTTTGATTACATACCCACACATCTTACAAATACATTTAAATTCTATGATCGTGCAATAGAACTTAATGCTATAAATTTAGAAATAAAAACACAAGGATTAGAATACATACAAGTAGACATTCCTATTCATATTGATAGTTATGCAGATTTATTAGCATTTATTGAAAAACACAGACAACTTGGATCTGAAGGTATTGTTATACGAGATGGACTCGGTATTTATACACCAGGTAGACCCAATTCTGGTGGGCCAGCTTTAAAATTAAAATTTGTTAAATCAGCTACAGTGATAGTAGATTCAATACATCCAACAAAACGTAGCATTGCAATGTCTGTTCTAACAACTAAAGGCGAGTGGATTAATATAGGTAATTGTACAATACCACCTAACCATAAATTACCTTGGCCACAAGATTTAGTTGAAGTAGAATATTTGTATGCTTACCGCGGTGGATCATTGTATCAACCAGTTTATAAAGGTAGACGAACAGATCTCACATATCATGCTGCAATTGAATCACAATTAGAATATAAAAATTAATAAACTGGGTAAGAGGCGAATATTGGCTTAAGTCGCTGCGGACTGTAAATCCGTAATCCGCTAGACGGGGTGATGGTTCGATTCCATCCTTACCCACCAAATAAGTCCTCATAACGCAACTCATTGGAATTCTAGACTCTTCATTTAAGCTACGTATGGGGCATCTATTTATATACCATTAAAGGAGTACATATGAAATTTCAAGATAAAATAAGTAGAAAGTATGCATGCTCAACTGCTGTTAATAGGGTAG